GATTCTCATATAGTCAAGATGGGGAATGAGCTTAGTAAATCAAGAGAGCTATATAATGAGTCGGTAAAAGAGAAAGAGACTCTTAAACGGGCTTATATGGATATCGAGAAGAAACATAAGTTATCATCTAAATTACTCGATGAGGCTAGAAGAAGATATAAGGAACTCGAGGATCAGAACAAGGCTATGTCCGATCGTATCAAATATCTTGAGGCGGAGCTTTTAGATAGCGATGTACCTGATGAGGTTGTTGTTGATGAGGATAAGATGGATCCTGATTCCGGTCATATTGATATACCTGAAAATAACGCTCCCGAGGTTACTGACGCCGATGCCGGTAATGATGTAAATGTCGAGAATAAGGTGGAGGATAAGAAGAGATCCAAGAAACGTAAAAAATCTAAAAAGGATGAATAAGATCTTGTTATTATTGATAACTATCCTTACCTTAGCGGTTGTCGGATGCGGTACGTCAAGAACCTACTATACGGAATATGATACTACTGATATATCTTATGTAGTGGATTCAATAGTGTCTTCCGGTACCGTGATGGGCCAATGGAAGGAGTGGCGGTTTACGTTGGACGATGGTCGGGTCGATAAATTTGGTTTCACCGCCCTGTACGACGCCAAGGGAAAGGCTAGGGGTTCGATACAGGTAAGGCAAAGATCCGATACGTTTAATATCAAGATAATAGATTATCATAAAAAGGATAAGTAATGGGATACGGACTAGGTTACATACCATCACCGGTGGATGACAGGGACGCTATCATGAACATGCGGCACGAGGCTGTTCCTGATGAGTATAAGATCAATAATGTCGATAGCGTAGTGGATCAAGGTCCTTCCCCTATTTGCGCGGCGATAAGCTTGGCCGAGATACTTAATTGGAGAAAGAGTATAAGGGCTATTAAAAGACCGGCCAAGATCTCTCCTTACGATATATATGATCTGAGAGAGGATAAGGATCAGGACGGGATGGTTCTTCGTGACGCTATCAAGTCTATCAAAAACGTAGGCGTAGATGGGGAGAAAATAAACAGTTACGCTAGGATCATAGATCCGGTATCGGCTAAGGTAGCGTTGACGCTGAATGGGCCTCTGGTTATAGGTCTGTATTGCTATAATTATGGTAATCGATTCTGGCAAGGCCAAGGACAGAACTTGGGAGGTCATGCCGTTATCCTCACCGGCTGGGACAAGGCCGGCTTCGTCCTACAGAACAGTTGGGGGACGGGATGGGGTAGGTCTGGCGTAGAGACGTTCCCGTTCGATGATTGGCGCTATATGCTAGAATGTTGGACAATAGTCTCATAACTTTACTATATAAACCTCGAGAGATTCCGTCCCACATCCTCTTGTGAAAGACGATGTGGTATATTTAGGACCCGTAGCTCAATCGGTAAGAGCGATTGGCTCATAACCAGTAGGTTGTCGGTTCAAGTCCGGCCGGGTCCACGCTATTTTTTTTGGGGAAAAACTAGCATAGAGCTTTGTCATTAGATTTAGAGTCTAGATTTTGTCTGATACCCTTGTCCGTGAGGATCAGGGTATATGCCCCAATAGCTCAAGAGGAAAAGTAGCGCGTCTCTCCTAAAGATGGGATCCACGTTCGAGTCGTGGTTGGGGTACATGGTGTTTTTTTAACATATTCCCGTAGGTCGGTAATTAACGATAACCGGTAGACAGCCTACGGGAATCAATAAAATCCTACGTGCTTGGGATCGCTTTCAGTTCTATTTTTCGTGTGTAATCTATAGGAGGGTAGCACGGCCCTCCTATTCATAATAACTATTTGGGATGGATATTAATCAAATAAAAAAGTATCTACCAGCGGGATGGGATGTGGTCGATCTAATAGATCACGGTATAATCGATCTTGATATCATGAACGGAAAGATGATGGGGGAATATGTGGCTATGTTGATGATAAGGTCTTATAAGAAGGCTACTAAGTCATATACCTTAACCAGTTTCTCGTTCCATGATAAAGATACGGATAAGTTGAGGATGTTGATAGGTAACGCTATAATGGCGGTAGGATATAGGGATAATCCTCTTACTGGAGATGGGAACACGACGATCAAATAAAGGCGCCGAATATACCGAGAGAGGGATATTGGATATCCTTAACAGACGGTTCTTGGTGTCTCCCAGATGGATTATAAACAACTTATATGTCTATAACTGGGAGTCTGATTATTTGGCTATAACTAGATCCATGTACGCCTATGAGGTTGAGGTCAAGATCTCATTAGCTGACTATAACAAGGATTTCGAGAAGGAAGGCAAGCACCAGGTAATGCGAGGCTGGTTCGAGGCCCGGAAGCAAGCCCTATACGAGACCGGGAACCGGGCCAGGTACGGTCGCCCAAATTACTTCTACTACTGCGTGCCAGATGGGTTGGTCGACCCTAAGGACATACCTCCGTACGCTGGGCTCGCTTATGTTTGTGGCAGGAATTTGAGAAAGGTCAAGGACGCCCCTATCCTGCACCGTGATAAATTTGACCCAGAAGCTTATAGGATGGCAGATAAATTCTACTATAATTGGTGGAATGAGAGACGTAAGGCCAGACAGATAGAAGGGAGGAATATGAAAGACGAGTTCAGGAAAAGCATGAAAAAGGTTAAGGAGAAGATAACGGTCGATGCCAAGATCAAGGCGATGGAGGCGTTCTGGAGCGTCTGCGATTACGCCCGCTGGCCGTACGGGGGAAGAGGGGCGCCCGGAATGAGACCCAACTGTTCCGCTTGTGGCGAGGAATGTAAATTACAATGCCCGAAAGGGAGGGAATTTAAAAACAAGATACGATGAGCAAGATTAAGGATTTATTGGCAAGAGCCATCTCATTAGCCTCAGGGCAACCTATGAGCTATAAAGAGGCGGTCGAGTTACTTGATGGTATAGATACGTGTAAGGTCAAGATATGGCTGGAAGAAGGGGCTAAGCCGCCTGAATACGCTCATAAGGAAGACGCTTGTATGGATTTGTCCGTTAAGGACATGGAACTTGACGGAGACAGGATCATATATCATACTGGCGTACATGTAGCATTGCCAGAGGATTATGAGATGGAAATCCGTCCACGTAGCGGTTTTACCAATAGCGAGCTAATTATGCAAAACGCCCCCGCTACCATTGATGAAGGATATAGCGGGGAGATTATAATAGTTCACAGGAAAATGAATAGGCATAGCCCTTATTATTGTAATGTCGGTGGTAAGGTAGCGCGGCTTCTTATTCGTAGAAGGGAACGTATCGTATGGGAAGAAGTGGAGTCATTAGAAGATCTCGGAAAATCCGATAGAGGCGATAATGGATTTGGAAGCACGGATAAGATAAATAAGGATGGCCTCATGACCCGTGAGTCCCGTTTAGAAAACCACCGTGGTAATGAATGATATGGAAAATAAAAATACATCATCCACTACTGATGAGGGCTTGAAAGGGATTGACAAACAAACAAATCCTGTTATGTATGGATGGAGATGTCCCGTATGTGGAGGAGTATATTCTCCCTACGTATCTACGCGCGCTTATCGCGGTAATAATAATATGAATCATATTACATGTAAGGTCACTGGATAATCGATATGAGCGGAAGAATTAAAATAAAGTCCGAGGATAAGGATAAGAGACCTAAGATCGATGTATTTAAGGTAATAGGGAACCGGTTCAAGAATATGAACGAGCTTCGGGATCTTATCGACATGGATCCAAGGAAAGGGCTGGTCAGGATCAGGGACGGGGCCGGCTTTAGGGAGGTGGAGCGGGGCGGATGCCTACACCGGAACTACCTTAACCTGTTGGAGGAGGAGCTGGGAGCTAAACTATCAATAGACCTGATCGATAAGTATGTTAAAAGAAAATAGCGCGTCACCTACCCTAGTAATTACCTAGGGTAGGCTCGTTTTCATATACCGAAGTATCTACCACGATCCGGCTATCCATATCACCAATCAACCCAATGATATCATCCCTTATATCATAAGAAAGCAAGATAGGTATTATGGTTAATATAAAAGATAGTATTATTCCTGATCCTATCATGATAGCGATATCATCGCGCCCTATATCTGACATCGGCATGACAAGCATCAACCCGGACATGAATATCATCACGAATAACGCTGATATCTCATTTATCATATCCCTCCCCATTACGTCCCTTATCATATCCCCTCGACTTTAGCATGGTTTATTATCCCGCCGATATGACGGATACCTGACCCCGTCCTGTCCTTTATCTTACCATATACGTAGTTCCTTGATACGACCGTAGCTAAATCACCTAACCCGTCCGGTATCTCATTATACATCCTATGGATCTCGTTGTCGCGGATAACCGTACCATCCCTTACATATATCCTCTCAACATCATCGTCGCGGAAGAGGATCTTAAGCTTATGAGGTATGTCTGACATGATTATGGTCTTGTCCCAAAGATATGAGATTTTGAGGATAAAACCAGAAGGAAGCCAAAAATAACGGGAGGCGGAGGGAGGGCGGGGGATGCCCGGAAGGATGGGGGCCAGCCCGTTCCCTTGGATTCGGCGACATGACCTGAGAATAAGATCATATATTTGTATGTACAAAACGCATAATAATATGATATTAAATAAAATCAACTCAATGGGGGGGGGTATTTTTCGTCCCCCATAAAAATTTATCGGTACGCTTAGAAGAGGATCTCATTCATCAGGGATACATCCGTCCAACGCCGGCGATGGAGTATATGGAGTCGCTGAAAACCTAAAGTCACTTCCACCTAATAAGGTGGATGCCGAATGTATTGGAGTCGCCTCGATACATAAAGGACATAGGATTATGATAGAAAAAGACGAGAGTAAAAATCCTGGTCATAAACAGGCGACAGAAGGTATGCCGGCCAGTGACAACCTCGTATGGGGAGAATATTTGGCGGATCAATATGAGATCCCTGATCATGATACTATTGATTACGATTACCTGGCCTTACCGGCGCGTATCTTATGGGTAATTCCGGGGTATATAACGGTCAGCCGCATATACCAAATGACATGTCTCAATGGACCGGAGCGATGTCCGATATAATATCAAGGCAGCGGTCGTACCACTACCTATCTAATTATAGGTGGAATCCTATCACCATAATAAAGATAGGTAATTATATGCCTAATCAATTATAGCGATACGCCAAAGGAAGTAGCCGGCGGAAGCCCCGATGGGCAGGCCCGGAGGGATGAGGGGAGGCTTCCCTCCTTTTGGTGCCACATCCTCCTCGCAAGATATTATGATGGCGCTACAATTATTATATTTACGTTATAGGTATTATCGTAAACGCCAGTCCCAACGGCGACGGATTGGCATCCCTCACAGGCGTTGGCCGTTATACGATAACCACTTGTTATAAGATCACCTTGCCAAGTCATACGATTGTCACTTGTAATCCGATCATAAAATTCAGGCATGCAAGTGAAATTGATGATATCCCCAGGATCGGTTATCTCCGTTATAGGAGTGAATTCAGTCGTCCTGTCCCCGTATAACCCCGTATCGGCTAAATCACGACGCGCGCCAGAATCATATAGATACGTAAGAGCCCCTTTTGAGACACCTCCAGTTATGCCTGATAAAACCGCGCTCATATTGTCGATCCTTTTGAGCTATCCGTCCACCTATTCTTATAACCTCTATCCTCTTATCGCGATATATATCAAGGGAAGATCCGTTAAAACCATGTTGATATGTATCTCCATCAATATATATATCCACAGGATCAGGACACACGCTCTTGTCTATATTAATACGGTAGCGGATCTTACCGGAAGAAGAAGTCCCGCGCCTAAACATACCCCCTCCTTATCCGAGGGTTAAAATACCCCCCCCCATCATGTATTTAACTTCTTTATTCATAATATATTATGTTTTAATTATATCGCAAATATAACAAATTAAATGAGATGGAAGGCGATATGGTCGTGAGGAAGTATGAGGGATATTCGGGGAGGATGATATGCGGGACGTTATTGGAGAGATGGGAGGGGGTATGATGGGAGGGGGTATGCGGGACGTTATTGGAGAGATGGGGTGGGGGATATGCGGGACGGACCACCTCCCCGAAATCGGCCCGGCCGGGCTGCCGTTTTTGGACCAGCCCCCCCCAATCCACAAAGGACGGGAAACAAGAACGGTAAACGATCTGCGAGCCGAAAAAAGAATGATTATTTTGTGTTTAACTTGTTGATTGTCAATCATATAAATCAATATTTTAATATATGTTTACATTTGATTAGATTTATTACATATAATCGTCGAATTTTTATTGCAAAATATTTGTTGGACAATAAAACATGTAGTATATTTGTTCCTGTAAGATAACAGCATTAACAAACAAGGCGTACCAGGTGCCATTATAAGTCCTAAGGGTATAGGCAAGGTATATGATAAGTAAAGAGATTAACAAAGTACAGAATGAAGTTAAAAAATCAAACGAAAAGACATTGACAGGCGCAGTAAAAGCCTGGTGCAACCTGTTTAAATCCGGTAAGGAAATAAACGACATACTAAAAGAAAATGATATTAAAGTATCAAAGGAAGTCGTTCCCGCCTTGGTCGCTTTAGCTAAAGACAAAGAAGTGGTAATACGACTTTGCAAAGAAATACTCCCACGAGTAAATAATACGTTTTGCGCATACAAGGAAGTAGAGCGTGAATACTATGATAAAAACGAACAGGATAAAAACAAAAAGCTTAAAATGAGTGAAATAGAGGATATAGCAATACTAGGATCGTCTCATAAACGCTTTGGATATAATGAGCCTATAGAGTACGATTTTGGTATATATTACGAAACGTTTAACGGAGCGGACAAACGTATCATAAAGTGTGCCGTACCTATCAAACGGTATACATTTAATCTCATCGCAAAGTGTGTCACTTACCATTTGACACACCCCAAAAATGAAAGATAACAAATAATTAGCCCCTATATCATTTATGTATAGGGGCGTTATGGTAGCACACCTATGCGTTCCCGTCGCGCTACTGATTTAGACTAAATAGGTACGATATTTGATATTTTGATATAAACATATCGCTGGTTGTTAGGGTCTCGAGAGCCAGCGATAGATAGGCCGCCGCTTAGTAATGTGGTTTAGGTACTATCCTAGTCCAGGGCAGTACTATTATCTTTAGGTTTATATCAATCCGGTAAGTACGCTAGGTTAACCTAGTAGGCCGTGTAAAAACACGGGGTATGTTGGTGTATATACGCATGTATAGGGCGTATGTCAGTGCGTTGTGAGAGCAGCACGCATTGAGTGTATTACGGCGTTATCTCCGTGCCAATATATCAATACGAGGCATGTTAGGGTAGCTTAAATACCTGACATGCGTACGGATAGCAAATAACAACCCTCGCAAGGGTATTTCGTGCGGTTAAATTGACGGACAAAGTGCGCCTTGCCGGTACGTATCACGGGCGACGTATGTGCGTATCAGGTCTCGTTCGTTCGGGGCAAGGGGACAAATCTAAAGGAAATATGAAGGGTGCGGCGTGCCCGGCTGGCTGTATTGATAACGGCGGCCGTGTCGTTACCAGCCTCTAGTTTCTTATTGGTGCCATTAAAAAAGATTAGGTTATGTATGAGAAGAAGTTCGCTAATTTGAATAGGAAACTATCCATTCAAAAAGAAAAGGCTTTAAGGCCTATCAAAAAAGCCCAAATGGAATTTTACGTTGAGCTTACCAAAGAACTACGCAAGTCTAATAAATTAGATTGCAGTAGGGAGTCGGATAAGTGCAGGCGGAAACGTGTTAGCTACATGGCAAACAAATTGCGACAATAGATCGTTTGTTTTTATTTGATTTTAAGGTTTGCGCCCCTCAGTAATGTAGTGATATATGACTGAAGGGCTTTTTGTGCCTATATTTTACAAAATGATAGCATATTCATATGTTTTGCTTACACATAAAAGTGTTGAGGCGGCAAATTTTAAGCCTTGATCGAAAATGTGTAAGTAAAATCATTCATTGCATATCATTTTGTATATATCTATATCCATGCAGGCGGGTATATCGTGCCCTTATGTATGGTTTCATGCGTGAATCAATCCTAAAAGGTATATAATAGGCGGTACTTATTGTATATTTTTTATCTATGTTTGGGCTTATCTTCCTTTAGAGGAAGCTCTAGGGATTGATGTATATTATGTTATTGATACTCAATTAATTATATTATTTGAGTGTAATTTTAAAATCGTGGTTACTTATTGTATATTTTATGGTATTAGTTATATATCTCGTACTTACTTTGTTTTGTGGGTACATGGCGTTTGAGTTGGGGCGGTATGTTATAGCTACGGGCGACGCCCTGCCTTTAATCATAGTTCTTTTATTGGTTTTATTATCAATACATTGTATTAGGCAAGTATATAAGGCAATCAAGAGCAAGACCCCGATATCCTAGACCGAACGGGCGTTCCACGTGGAACAATCGGGAGGAAGGTCTCGGGGTTTATGCCGGGAGTTGGTGGGGTTGGGTTGTCTCGAGGGAGGGGACACCTCCAGACAGGGTAAATCAAGGTAAACCAAGGGGGGATAAGGTAAATCAAGGTAAACCAAGGGGGACAGGGTAAATC